CGAACTTAGTGTTTGTTGGAGCTTCGAATGTGCCTTCAGTTGTTCTTGCGAATGCTGAAGTTGTTGCTGACTGTAGAACAGTTAGAGCTGCTGATGATACAACTGCCCAGTTACCTGCACCACGACGAGTGCGTTGTGCAATCAAGTTTGCAACGCGGTTGATTAGAACAGCTAGAGCAGCATGTTCGTCACCAACGTATGTAGCAGTACCTGATACTGTTGCTTGGTTGTATGTGAACTCTGTTGAAGCTAGAGTGCGTAGTGACAACAAGATTTCTTGATCGATTTCAGCAGTGATTTCTTGGGCTAGTGCAGCCATGATTTCTGCTTCAACGTCAATACCGTGTTGTGACTGTGCATCTTGTGCAGCTTCAAATGTCCAACGTGCTTGCAACTTACGTGACTTGGCTTCAACAGCCTGACGTAAGATTTGTACGCTGATTAGCTTACCACCGTTACCTTCTAATGCAGCAGTATCATTACCAGTATAGTATGCTGATGTTGTTGCATTTTGTGGTGAACGTGAATATGCCTGAGCAATTTTGAATGGGCTCAATGCTTCTTCACCAGCAGTTACAGATGTCTGTGCTGCTGAAGTGTCAGTCAATGACTGAGCATAACGTACACGCAATGTGTGGATCTGACCAACTGGACCAGTCATTGGCTGAACGCCGACTAGTTCGTTAGCAATAACTGTTGGCATAACACGACGAATGACCGGTAGAATTACACGGTTCAATGTTGCGATATTACCTGCAGTGGTTGTACCTGCAGTTGATTCTGCAAGTAGTTGTTTACGAGTGTTTTCTAAAACTACACCCATTGTTGAGCGACGAGTGCCTTTCAAGCCTTCTAGTAGGGCATCTTTAGTCTCGTCCCAACGGCTTTCTAAGAGTACTTTAGACATTTGTATTATCTCCTAATTATGTCTTATTTTAGCCCTGCCAGACGCTTGAAATCAATCAAGTTGTTTTCAACAACTGGATCAGTCTCAACTTCTTTTTTGGCAGTTTCTTTATCACCAGTCACTTCTTTGATAACACTTTCTGTTAGGGCAGTTTTAGCGCCTGCCTTTTCACTTCCAGTGTTAAGAACTGCTGGTAAATACTTATCAAAAGCGGCCTTCAATTTTGGTGTCTGGACGCTTTCAAGTAAAGCCTTCATTACTTCGGCCTTCTCTTTGTTTAGAGGAGATAGAAGTTTTTCCATTTCCTTTTCACGCTGAGTTGATTCCTTGATAATTTTGACTTCACGTTCCTTTGATTCTACTAATTTAGTTGCTTCTGCAACTTTCTTAGCAGCTTCAGCTAGTGCTTTTTCTTTAGAAGCAATTGCTGACATTAGCTTACGTGCTTCAGCCTTATCGTTTAGATAAGTTACTGAATACTCGCTAGCGAATGCTTCAAACAATTTACGTCCAAAGTTATTTTCACGGGCTGATTTGATATCTTCCTTCAATTGTGATAGTTCACCCTTGAGATGGCTTGCTACAGCATTGCCAACTTTCTTGGCGCTTTCAGCAACAAACTTCTGCTTGATTGCTTCCAACTGCTGACGACCTTCTGCCACAAGTTTGACCTTTGCTTCAACAACTGCTTTCTTGTCCTCACTAAACTCCTTGATTTCACGGGCTAGTGCATGAACAATAAACTTTTCAATCTTTTGTTGATTTTCCATTTGAACCTTACGATCATTGCGTAGTTCACGGATTTCTTCAGCCAATTTCTTGACCATAAAATCATTGAACTTAGCAGCATGTTCGTTTAGTTTTACTTTGGCTGCAACACGGTCTTCATTCATTGCTTTCTTTTCTTCGTAGAATTCAGCAATTTCCTGACTTAGGCTTTCTGTTACCATCTTATCTAGGGCTTCTACCATCACGCTACGATCATGTTCGTAACGCTGTGCAAACTCTTCACGGAGTTCTGCACGGACTTGATCTTTGGCTTCAGTCAACTTTGATTCCCACAACTTATTAATTTCGTTGCCGACATCTTCATTGATTAGACCACTGTCAAGTAATGGTTTGATAGCATCTAACATGCTCATATCCCCTTTATTTTAATTTCAATTCCTTGATGAGGCGTTTTACTTCCTCGCCCAAGTAATTTTGTACCTTTTTGTTGCCCCTTGCGTCCCTAGCGATTTCTAAAACTTTATGACCATGCTTCATATTCATGAGGCTTTCGTATATTGCTTTAGGATATGCGTTAGGTGCGCTTGGTTGTGCAACGATATCAACAGTGATTATTTCAAAATCACTTACCTTGCCGTCTAAGTCGTTTACATTACCTGATCCACGACTTGAAACGCCTAGTTTCACACCACTCTCCAACATAGTCTTTACTAATTGACCCATTGGAGTTGGTAAAATCTTTAGTTTGCCGAAACCGTTTGCGCCATCCATCCACATGCTTGTGATCATATGGCTAACACGGTCTAGATTGATCTTTAGATCATCTGGGTGATCGACTTCACCCAATACAGAGTAACCTTCTTGGATTTGTTTATTCAACGTATCGACTGCATTCTCTATTTCAGAGACGGGATATACACGCTCGTTTGCGTTTTTTACCCCGCCCTGAATAAAGATGCCCTTCATGTAGAGGGTCTTTAGATCGCCGCCCTGTTCTGCAACAGATTCAACGATCATGTTTGCTCTATCGAACGTTAAGTGTTCTTTGAGATACAAAGCCATTGTTCTCCAGTTTACTCTTATTAGCCCTTAGCAACTGGGCTTTTGTTATTCACACCTGAAGCCTGTGATGAAACTGGCTTAGGAGCTGCTGCTAAATCGACCTTCGCCTTACCGCCTGGTACGTTCTTGAACTTACCTGCGCCTGGCAAATCGCCTTCTTTCTTGCTATACTCGTTTGATGGGCCTTTTGGACCAGTTGGTACAGCCTCAGAATCACCTGAGAACTTAACAGGCTTGCTGTCCATTCCCTTAGCACCTGAGTTTGCTGTTACTGGGCTTTTCTTCTGTGCGCCATCATCACCGTGAGTTACAGATACTTTTTGTAGTTGCACTGCTTCTGCTAGTGCTTCTTCATCTGACTCTTCTTCGCTTTCTTCGCCGCTCATAATAGCTTCAAATTCAGCCATTAGATCGTCTAATTTGTCTTTGATATCGCCTAGTTCAGACTTATCTACTGAACCTTCAGCATCATGATCCATTTCTAAATCATGAGTTAGGTCGTCGCCTGCTTCTTCAGCATCGTTATCAAAATCGATATCTTCTTCATCTTCGCCTTCGACCATGCCGCCGGCTTCTTCTGCTGAAATCTCATCCATCATGTCCATAACTTGGCCAGCTGGATGTCCTTCTTCCATATCACCGTGCATTGATTCTTCAACAGCTTCTTCACCTTCGTCTGCTGATTCTTCAATTGCATCTTCTTCGTCTTTTTCCGCTTCCATTACTTCTTCATCCATGATTGACTCATAGATTTCGCGTGATTTCTCAACAACGATGTCGTGGAATAATTCGCGGGCTTTTTCATCCTGCTCATTGATAATTAGGTCAATAAGCTGTTCGTATTTCTTGTTTTCCATTTTTGATTTCTCCTGGATGTAAATGGCTTTGTAGAATTATTTATAATATGACACTAAAAAGTGTTCAATAAGTACGCTTTTTTTACGTTTTTTGAGTTTTAAGAGTTATAAACTAGGTTGTTCTTGAGAAGTAGCAGCCGCGCTATATTGTTCTTTGACTTTTTTCAAGTATTCTTTCTTTTCGTAATTGCGCACATCAATCATCTTACGTAGTTTACGTATTTGTTTTAATGTCAATTTAGTCTTGCGGCTTGTTCTCCATACTGGTTTGCTATTATCTTGTTGAATATCTTGCAAACCGGCAATAGGAGCATCAAACATTTCTAAAAGTTTCATAAAGATATTTATCTTAAACTGGAGGACTTGCTGGTGTAGCAGCTCCTGCTGCTGTTGCAGGAGCACCTGTTGCTGCGGGTGAGGCGACTGGACCTGCTACTTCTGGACTTTCAGCACCTTCTTCTGGCGGTGTTTCCATTTCTTCAGCAGTATTTTCGTCTGCTTCTACGTCACCTACACTGACTCCTATACTGCGTAAGTCATTGCCTTTAGGTTCTTCAAGAGATTCTTTACCGTTTTCTTCACGCCATAATTTTTCGTTCTTATTGATCTCATCTTCTGTAAGACCTAAAAAGCGTTCCATCGCAAAGCGTTTGCTGATGTAAGTTAGTTGTTCGATAGTTTGAAATGTTGCTACTCTTGCTGTATCTAATTCGCTTTGGCGATATGCAGCAAAGTTTTGCGGTGGGTTGAATGATAAACTGAATAATCCACTATCAATATTGAATCCGCGCCAACGCAAGAATAACTTGAATTCTTCATCAAGTTTCTGTGCCATATAATTCTGTAGTCGTTCGCAATATTGATTGAAACGATATTCTTGAATCAATGCTGTACCAACGCGACCATCACTCAATGGTCTATCGCTGTCGTCTGGTCCTGTTGGTAGATAACTGCTTGGAACACGTAGACCACGTGCTAATCTGTTATTGAAATAACGTAAATCGTCAATCTCACCTAGATTTTGTCCACCTGGCATAACTTCTACTGATGATCCGCGACCGTCTGCGGTGACTGGAAAGAAGTAATCTTCGTTCATTGACAGTGGATTATATGAAGCATCTACTATTGATTGACCACCATATAAGCTTGGTATTCTACGTTGGTGTATTTCATTTTTGATACGTTCTACGAATGCCATAGCCATGTGACTTGGCATGTTACCAACGTCGATCTTGAACAATCTACGTTCTGGAGCACGTTGTACACGATATATCAATACAGCATCTTCAAGTAATTCTTTTTGTTTGTAAACTTTGAAAATGTTTTCTAATATGGACTGACCGAAAGGCCAGAAACGATCGAGTCCTTCTGTCAAACTCAAGTGTACTATATGTTTCGCGTCGATAGCGGCTTCGCTCTGACCTAATGTGAAACGGCTACCAGACGTATTATATGGCATAGCAGGAACAGTATATGGTGTATTTGTGCCACCGCCTGTACCACCTAAACCTGTTGCTGGATTTGCAGCAAAATCTGTGTTTGTTTTCTGTGCGACAGATAAGTTTTGTAGATTTATGTTCAAATCTTTTAGAACATATTGTTCTGGTTTTTTACCTTCACTTTCATTGACAATAACTTTGATAACTTTGACCATATCGACCCAATATAACTTGAAGTTTTCCGGGTCGCGCACAAACACTTGATCGCCGTACTTGATAACGTTACGGAATATCTTGAATATTCTTGTATCAAATTCGTTTAGTTTACACCATTGCTGTAATTGTTTTTTGAGCAGATCAATTTCATGCGGAGTAGGATCGTCTTTGAACTGTAATTCAAATGGTGTCTTATTATGTTCGTTTTTCTGTGTGCTAAATTCGCTGATAATGTCTAAGCAAGCATTGATTTCAGCATCAACGTCCATCATTTCATATTGATTATAACGCTCAATACGATTAGGATGTCCTGTGTAGACTTCTGGAAGTCTACTCATGTAATTTCTATATCCCCAATCTAGATTATTCCAACTTTGATTGCTATTATTGCCTGGATTGCCGTTCCAAGCGCCGCTATTGCTATTAGCGCCTGATATTGGACTTGAGAATCCAGACTTGTTTAGAAACTTTTTAGTGTATGGCATTTGGTTAGTTTATCTTTACTATTTATAATTAGACCTGACTAAACTTTAATAGTTTGTCCTGTGTCTCATTACTTACATCCAATCTGTTTATCATACCATCCAATTTTTCAGATAGCATTTCCATCATTTTCATATTCATTGATGCAATTTCTTTCATAGCGTCATCAGTTTTGTTTATCGTAGTAGAACCTTTGTTTTGCATCATTTCTTGTTCAATTTGTTGTGCAGGAGTTTTTGCTAATTTTTCTAATAAAGAATTTGGATTCAAACGTGTTACCAATTCACTACCGTGCATTTCTACAGGATAACCGGTCGACGGTCCTGAAAAGAGTCCTCCCTGAGCAGCCTTCAATACTTGTCCTTCTCTGAATCCTTCCCAAACTTTTTGTTTGTCGATCATCGCTCTCAACTGTTGATCTGACAATCGACCTATGACCGTGTCTGTAGACACGCCAGCTGCGCGGGCTAAATCATTCGCATAATTTGCTGTATGCGGAGCAACTGGATTGGCTCTACCGGTGACCCATTGGCTAACACCTTGATCAATAGGTAGATCAATGTACTTAGGACGGCGCCATTGCTCCATTTTGAGATTAATACCTGCTTCAAGAG